TATCAGAAGATACTTAAATTCAAGAACTTAAAGGAACTAGGGGAACTGGTATCGCCCCATTCCTACCGTATATTAAAGAAAGACTGTTTAGACCTGCCCGATAAGGTATATGTAAAGCGCTACGTCGAACTAACGGATGACCAGAAAAAAGCCTATGCCCAAATGAAAGAAAATGCATTGGCCACTCTTAATGGGTCGTCAGCCACTGCGTTCAATGTACTGACGCAACTGATAAGGCTTCATCAAATTACCTGCGGCCACATGGCCACGGACAGTCATGACATCATTGACATTAAAAGCAACCGTCTAAACGAACTCATGCAGATTCTGGGAGAGAATTCAGGTAAGGTCATCATATGGGCCAATTACATCTATGACATTAACCAGATTAAAAAAGCGATTGAAAAGGAATTCGGGAATGATTCATACTGCACCTACTATGGTGCAACGTTGGCCAAGGACAGGCAGAAATGCATTAATGATTTTCAAGACCCTAATTCTCCCGTGCGTTTCTTTATTGGGAACACGCAGACTGGTGGTTATGGAATTACGCTTACAGCAGCCAGCACTGTCATATACTATTCAAATAATTATGATCTGGAGAAAAGAATACAATCAGAGGATCGTGCCCATAGAATAGGACAAATGAATAAGGTTCTTTACATTGATCTGGTGGCGAAAGGGACCGTCGATGTAAAAATCATACGATCCCTTCGAAACAAGGTCAACATCGCTAAAGAAATCAGCGGTGAAGAACTTATTACTTGGATTTAATTTTTATTTGTTTTGGTTTTTCGGACTCTGGTATATCACGGTGATACGCCACTTTTAAAAGACCGTCCTTCAGCTCTGCTCCATTGACCACAATGTGCTCATGAAGTCTGAAGCTTTTTTGGAAAGTTCTATCCGATATTCCTTTGTGATAAAAATCTTCTGATTTCTTTTCTTCCTTGCATCCATAAACATGCAAGGTTTGATCTTTAACTTCAACTTTCAAATCTTTCTCAGCGAACCCAGCCACAGCGAATTCAATGACACCTAAGTCATCCTTTTCTTTTATGTTGTATGGTGGATAAGTTGATACTCTTCTGAAATTGTCAAAAAAGTCGTTGTGAAAACCAAGAAAATGGTTTCGAATAATATCTAGCTCGTTCATAATTACCTCCTGTTAAGCAAGATTTAGTAGGACCCATTACGGCGTCCTGTATGTATTATATAATACTTTGGAGGTATAAGTCAAGCTTCTTCATGAAGGTATCGCAGGCACGTTGGAAATTGGCCCCCTCGAGCTCAAATCTCTGAAATGTGAGGTCCCTGGAGCACATAAGAATGACTCCCTGCTGAATGTCCGTGTCAAAAAGCTTGTTGTGAGCCTGGGCATACGCCGCAAGCTGCATGAGGTAGTCCTGCACCCACTCGCGCTTCTTAGGCCTGTTAGACTGCTTAAAATCGACGATTGTGGGCTTTCCCTTGTAAAGGCATACCATGTCCGTCGTTCCAGCGTACTTTTTGGGGTAATAGAGGTGAACCTCCGACCCCCACACGTCGGTGATGTCAGGGAAGGCTTTTTCAATGATCTTTTTAGCCATTTCCTCGGCTTTCTTCCCCGTCTTGGTGAGATCCTTGTATTTCTTTCCGTTCACAAAACGTTCTATATATAGGTGGAGAGCGGTTCCAATCTGGGTGGAATCCCGAATTATTTTCTCGGCTTTTTTCTCGCCAACTTTTTCACGCCACTTTTTCAGGAATGATTTGTCCTTCGTCTTGTTCAGTACGGAGGTGACTGATGGCAGACTCTCGCCATCCGGTGTAAGATACAGTCTTACATCCCCGTCTTCCCGTTTCAGATCTGCGTAATTATATTTCTTTATTAATTGCACGGTGCATTATAGCACATTAATCCTTTTTAGGGAACTGCAAAATCTTCGCTCCCTTGTTAGCTTCCTGCCGCTTCTGCCTCAGAAGGGCGAGGAGGTATTTCTCATGGTCCGTTGGGCCCCGCGTCTTTAAATTCTTTCCCGCCATCGCCTGGATCGCGTCCTTAATCATGTCATCCATGAAACCCTTCGACCACCAACCCTGACTGCCCATCTCCTGATGCCAGTCGTCCAGAGAGGCCCTCTTCTCCGGGTTCAATCTGTAGTAGTCCGCGACGTCCCTGAACATCTTGCGGTTCGGGACCTTGTGCCTTACGTAGTTCATGAAGGTTCCGGGGTATGGATCCAGGTATCGCTTGGAGCCTTCCGCTAACTGCATGGCTTGGGCAAGACGGGACTCCTCACTAAATCCTCCACTTCCCTCTTTTCCTCCTTTTTTATACCACCAACCAGGAGCGCCTTTATTTTGTAAAATTTCAACCGGACGTGCCTCCGGATATTTCTTTATGATCTCAAGGACGCGCCTCATTGCCGGGCGTCCCATCTTTCTTAAGAGCAGGTTGAGTATTCCGTACATTCATCACCCTGCGTTCTGCATTTGTTCTGCCATCTCGTGGGCGCGCGCAGGCGTCTGTTTGGCCCAGCGTGAATCCAGCATCTGGACGTGCGCTTCGAAATAATTCGGCGGATCCTCCCGAAGCGCTGCCCACATTTTTCTAAACTTGGAAACTCCCCTCCCCCCAAGCTGAAAAATCTGCTCACAGATGACGGTCTTCGCGTCATCCGAAATCTTTAAGTCCTTGCACATCTCATGCGTCTGATCAATGGCACTCTGTAAATCTTTTTCCAGAATGTCTTCCAGATATTCCTTGTCGTATTTTTTCCCGTCCTCCCAGTGGTCCTCCACGCATAGGTGGCCGAACCCCACGGTCCTTTTATTCAATGTATCGCGGTACACGACGTCCCGAAATCCCTCGTGTTTCTTGACTGACTCTAATAATTTATCATAGTTCATCCCATTATCCCCACGTAGGCGGCACGCATTATCAACGCCATGACGCCGAACGATACCGTCCACACGATCCTGAAGATCGTGTCAATCTTTCCTGAGAGGTGTGAGATGTGGTTGTCAAGCTTCTGGTTGATGAGCTTGAGCTGCCCCTCGATCTTGATGATGTCCTCACGGTTCTGTAACATTTTTTCCTCCGCCATTATGTCACCCAATTCCCTACTGTACCTGCTTGCAGTTGCCTGTAGTAGTCATCATATTCTTCTTGTGTTGTTGGTTCTTGAACTCCCCATTGTAAATCCCATTTCTTATTCTCCATATCTTTAACTTTTTTCCAAAGGTCTTGTTTTGATACTCCAAAATCAGGAGTGTTAAGAGGATTTCCCATCATATCTTTTTGACCTTGAGTCAACTCCGCCATTTGGTATTCATCCAAGCTTCCTATTCCTCTGTCGTTAGCCGCGTAGTCAATTCCTCTCGCGTCCAGATTTTGAATGAGCCTCCAGATATCAAGATCAGGATAATTCCTGAAAATTTCATCAAGATCTATCTTTGATTGTTGATCCCAATTAAACCGTTCATTCATGGACTCACTATAATAATTATCTTGAGGCTGCCACCCGAAGAAGTCCAGAATGTCATCGGAATACATCCCATGATCATAGTACAGCTTTCCTGTGTCGTGCAATCCTTTGCCAATATCTTTAACCCATTCAGGACTATTTCTTTTTATAGAAGGCCAAACACCATGCTGTTGTTCTTGCACTACATCATCAGGATTATTATATCCCCAAAACCAATTATCAGGATTTTCATTTTCGAATGAAGGTAAAGTATATCCAAACTTCTTGTCATACCCTCCTATGGTTGATTGTGGTCTTTCAAAGGCTTCAGGCATAAAAGCTCTTTCATCTTCAAATCTATCAAATTCTCCAAATCTTCCAATGTTATAGTCATCAGATACTTTTCCCGCTTGTAATGTTTCTTCAAAAGGATTTACCATTACATTACTCCTAGTACGCCCTTGTCCTTGGCGTTCTTCATGAAGGGGTTGTCATTGATTCCCTTCTGCGGCTCCGTGAACTTGCCGTCGTTCCCCATCACGGGGTTGCTGACGATTCCCCCCTCGTTCATTCCGCCATACTGGTTCGCCAACGCCGCGTCAGTGTCGCCTGTGTAGAGGGACGCCGCCGCACCTGGATTCATCACGTTGCTTCCTGTTATGGAAGACCCAAGCTCTGATCCGCTGCTGTAGGCTTCCGGAATCTGGTCAAGGTTCATCTCCGGTGGTGGAGCTCCTCCCCCTTTCCAAGGAGGTGCCGTCACGTAAGGGATGTCTCTTGCCTTATCCAGTCCCTGTCCTATTTTTCCTAGTATGTTAGGAAGCGCCTTGTTCATGTTGCCAATGGCTGTTGACATTGTATTCTTTGTTTGGTTTCTCATGTTCTGGTTTCTGCTGGCTGTTTCCATGTCCTTCATCGTCGCTGTCCATTCCTCATACTCATCCGGCATCGCCTGGATCAGCCTTTCAAAATTTCTAACTCGAAGAACTTCAGGAAGCGTGTCATCCATCGCATACGTCCAGTTTCTTATGCGGATTGGACTGGTTACAATCTTTCCTAGGTACCTGAACCCGAAGAAAGGCGCCATCGCTCCAACAGCTCCGAAGCTGGCGGCTCCTGCCGCAGAAGATCCATAAGCTGCAACGAATGCACCCAGTGGAGACCCCGATTTCATTGCGCCAGCCGGTCCTTGAAGGACTGTTGAACGCGCAAGGAACGTACTCTGCGCCGGCATTCCATACTTGAATACCCGGTCGAGAACCGTGGCTAGATTCTTAAAGTCCTCGAACTTAGGAAGCTGTGTCTGCACGGCCTTGATGTTTTCCCCGAAGATCTTTCCTGGTGCCCTTTCCGCTGCTTGTGTCAGCTGCGTGACTGGACCCCACAGGTCTTCGTAGAAGTTTTCCCATCTTCCCTTTGCGTTATTAAAAATCTTGTATTCCGTTACGACTGGCCCTGGGAGTGCTTCCTTGAAGAACTGCTGCATTCTTCCTCCGCTTTTTCCAAGTCCGAGTGCGTTGTTTAAAAGGTCGGGGTTGATGTACAAAATTCCTTCCACTTCTGAAATGGAATCGTCAATCAGCTTGGTTATATGGTGTCCCAATCCCTTATTGTAGGCCTTATCACCCACGATGTTCTTTAACGCCCTGAGGTTTTCCTTTATGAAGGCACCGGAATGCTTTCCTGCCGCCGTTGACTCAATGAGTGTGTCAAACATTTGCTGTCCTGCGCGTGAAGGATTGTTTCCTATCACCACGTTGAACCCGTACCGCTTGACGTTCTGCATCGCCTTTCCGGCGTTCGTTCCCCACAATAACATGCCGTTGCTGAGGAAGTTCTCGTATTCTTTCCACAGCTTGGTCACGTTTTTGAATGGCGTGTTTCCTAAGCTTCCAATGTCCGTTTCAAACGCCTTGTAAAGCGCCTCGATGTCATCACCTAACTGTCCTGTCTCCGCTGTTTTCTGCCAGCTCTTGCTCGCCCACGCATTGTCCATTTTTCTTTTCAGCTGATAGAATTCCCCGATGCTTCGTCGTCCTGGGTTGAGGATCGTTGTTCCCGTCTCCCATCCTTCCTCCGCCTTGAGGACATGCTTTCTAAGCCAGTTGGTGAATGGTCCGTAGGCTTTTCTCGCGTCTCCTGTCAGCTTGGAGGCACGGTGAAGAATTTCCTTCGTGGTTGCCACGAGTGCGTCGTCACTGATGATCGCGCCTGCACTCTTCGCCGCCTCGTAAATCTGCTTGTCGTAATTGACAGCCGCTTTCCTGAATCCTTCCGCCGACTTTCCTGAAAGTTTGAGGTAATCAACCCCCATTTCCATTGTGGTGATGTATGGCGCGAATCGTCCGAGCATGTTGATCGCACGAATTCTTTGCGCTTCACCAGCAAGTTGAACTCCTGCTCTTATTGGTCCGCCGAACGCAGGAACACGCTGGAAGGCGTTTACAAATGTGCCGATGTAAGGTCGTCCTGCCACTGAATATCTTGGCAGTGTAGTACCAGCAATTGTTTCCAAAGGTGGTAGCCATTCCTCGGATTTATTTGATGCCGGCCCAAGCCAGTTGAATGCCTTTGATTTCATCAGGCGCGTCGCCGCACCGCCGATGAAGGGAATGTTCATCTGAATTTTTTCCGTCACTGGAAGATTTCTTTCTCCGCTCGCCCAGATAGCTCCTGGTTTCTTTCCTACTTTTAGAATGTCCACAGGATCAAACTTTGCCAGTGCCTGTTCAGCCGCAAGTATTTCATGCGGTGTAGGGGCACCCAAGTCCTTCCATAACTCTCTTGATAATGGGTCGTCGCCTTTGTACAATTGTGATGCCGGTGGCGCCTTTTTCAATCCACCAGCTGCTCCGCCAATCCATTTAAGTCCTAAATACGCTGGACGCAATCCGAAAAATGCCGTGCTGATTGCGGCGTCAAACACCATCGCATCGACTGCGTTTTGAGTTCTCTCCGGTAAGGATGGCCTGTTGATTCCCTCGTCTCCAAAGGTCAGCGCCTCCGGTGTGAGTGCAAGAATTGGATTGACGATTGAATTCACTAGTCCGGATCGTTCCTTTGGATCCATCTTCATGTACGCCTTCGCCTTTCCGGCACGGTTCATGATGTCAAGCGCTATTTCATATCCGAAGTCCGCGGCGCCTACGCCGAGAGCTCCTCCAACGACTGCCCCTGCAGCACGGCCCCAGAATCCGCCTTTTCCTTTGACAAATCCCTTGCTCGCTCCCTGCATAAATTTCTTGACAAGTCCTAGATTGACTCCCTTGTTGAATCCCTTGATGCTTCCGTAGGTCCCAAGTCCCATATACCCAGCCGCTTCCGCAACGGGATAGGGATTTGGAGCGGTCGTGAACAGTCCTGCCTCATCATAGAGGGAATAGGTCTGCGCGCTCACTGGCGCGAAGTCCGCTTCCGTCAGTCCTGATGCCGCGAGAATGTCATTCTTCGCCTTAAGGACCATCTTTCTGTATTCATCTTTCTTTGCTTGATCATCTGTTTCGTCAATTCTTTTCTGCGCCTTATCAAAGATGATCCCCAGTCGGTCACGGACCTCGTCCTTCTTTTTCATGTAGGCCTGTGATTCTATCTGCCTTGCCTCGTGAATCTTCTTTTGCTCCGCGTTCATCAGCCATCTGTTTTTCTTTCCGAACGGCTGTCCTGGAAGAAGAACGTTTCCTAATGCCTGGAATGGTGCCAATGGAGCATCCGTTGCATACGGCTGGTTCCTCTGGATGATGTCCTGCGCTCCTGTGACAGGAATTCCCTGTTCAGAGACACTTGTAAAGGTCTCGTCCTCTGCTCCCGTAGGACCCTGTCCGAAGACGCTCTCCTGATATCGTTTAATAATCTCTTCGTTTGCCATAATTAATTAGTTGGATTAAATAATTGATCATAATAGTCTACCACTTCCTCATAACTCTTACTTGTTTCCGCGTTGTCCACTCCCACGACTGCGCCTAGGCCTCCTGCCCAGTCCCCGTAGGATGGAATGTCAATTCCTCGAATGTCGTGCCCGAAGGTGTTGTACATGCTGTTTCCCTGTCTCATTTCAAAATCACGCATGGTGTAATACTGCTGCGCCATTTCTTTTGATCCAGGAACGTTGAATGATTTAGGTGCAACTATTTGATCTCCTCTTGTTCTTGCATCCTCGCTTGGTATGAAGCCTGCCATGTCAAGTGCGCCCGTCATGTTAGTGTAAATCTCATTGTAGAGACCCATGTACTTTCCAATGACCGCTTCCGGGCTGTTTGATGCGTAATCGAGGATTGAAGTCATTTGAGTTTCCTTAAAGG